GAATTTTTTTGAATTTCAGCTTGAGCGGCTGCTTGTTGAGCTTGAGCGTTAGCCGCAGCTTGTGCTTGCATATTTTCCTGCTGCATTTGCTGATCTTTTTCTTGCTTCTTTTTTCTTCTTATTTTCAATAATTGATTAGCTAATTTAATATTTTTAATTGCTCTTAAATCAATAGCGTCTTCTAATTCTATACTTTGCTGTGCTAAAGCTCCTTGTATATTGTTTTCAAGCATAGCCTTTTCTTCTTCATCTGGTGCTAATTCTAAAAATATACCAAAATCATAAAGATGTAATTCTGTTAATTCTTCTAAAGTCCCAACATTATGTACACCTATAGATTGTATAAAAGCATCTTTTGTTGGAGAATATTCTATAATATCTGATATTCTAAGAGATAAACATTCTGCTACTTCTGCTGTCAAGTATAAACCAGCTTGTAATATGTGTCTTGTTGCGGTATTACTATTTGCCGCTGCCATTTTTTGCACACCAACTAAAGCTTTAGGATCTGGGGTTGCGGCATCTCTAGCTTCGTTTAATCCGGTTACATCTCTTATCATTTGTAAATAATAATTATAATTACCTATAAGAGCTTGCATTTTATTTCCACCACCACCACTAGTTATTTCTTGAATAGGTACTTTACCTGGATTCATATCACCATCTTGCGTAAATGATCTACCGATAACACTACCTGTTTGGAAAAACATATTTAAAGCTTCTTGTGGATTGTAATTTGTGCCATTACCAAGATCTATTTCAGCTAAACCATCAGCGTCCATATAAACACCATCTGGAACCATTCTTGACAATACTTGTTGTAACTTAAGATGTGTTAATTGAATCATATCAGCAAAACCAGTTATACGTTTTACTAATGACTCTATTCTACCTTCATACATTCTAGGAGCAACAATAGCATAATTCATTTTAACTTTAGTAAAATCACTTTTAGGACGCATCATATTTTTTTGCATTTCCCATTTAAGCAATTTATTAGCACCCATTACATAAACTCCTTCATATAAAGTTTCTACTGATCTTATTAATTTACCAAACTCAGCTTCTACCGACATTTCTTGTGGTGGATTAAAAGTATCATCTTTTGGTATTATTTTTGCAGCACCACTAGCTAAGGTTTTTGTTTTATAAACCTCGTTCATATAAGTTTTATAATTAAAATATAAAACTCTAACAGTATTATTATCGTCTTTAATTCTATTATTACCATAATTTCTAGAAATAGGATGATTATTTTTTGCTATTTCTTCTAAATCTTCTTCTAGTAATTCTGGGAATTGTTTTGCTAATTCGTTTATAGGTATATCCTTAACTTCACCAACGTAATATATATCGTCAAAATAAGGAGAATCTGTATGTGAATAAACTAAATTAGCTGGATCAACGTAATCAATAGTAACACCTTCAGATGTGTTAAATGATGTTTTAACAGCACCTATACCTAAAACTGTTAAATCATAAAAAAATCTTTTTCTTGTTAATTCATATCTATTTCCTTCAAACAAAACGTTTAAAGCTTGCTCTTGTGCTATTTCAACAGCTTGTTTATAATTAAGCTGCATGTGTAACTCTAGTTCTTCTTGAGAATCTGGTAATTTTTCATCGTCTTCAGTTTTACCGGCTTCTATTCCAAAATTATCTGAAACAAATTGACGTATTTCTTTTGTGCGCATGTCAGACAATATATCTTCCATATATTTAGTTCTTTTACTAACACCGTATGGATCTTGAGAATAAGCTTTTATATCGTAAACTCTTTCAGCCATACCATTTACAACTATATCTACAAACTTAGGTATAATTGGAACTGGTTTCCAATCTAAATTTAAATAGGACAAATCGCCATTAATAGACAACTCATCCTTATATTTTTTTATTGATTGCTCGCCTCTAGCATATAATCTTAATTTGTGAAAATTATTTAAATTGCTTATATATTTATTACTATTTCTATCACTATTAAACCACTCTTGCTCTATAGCTTTAGCAACTTTTAAACCATATTCAGCGCTCATTTTTTCTTGATCGCTAACTACTTGGCTAGGAAAATAACTTTTTACAACATTTGTCGCCATATTTATTTTTTAATTATTTGAGACATATTTCCATTATTTTTATATTTAGAAATATGTATATTTAATTTTGGTTTTTCAATTTTAGCATTAGGTGCATATAGATGTCTATTGCAAGCCATTATAGCTAAACCACTACTTATAGTAGCGTCATACTTTGTTCTTTTAGTTATATCAAATCTTGACCAGTCATTTAGTGTTTTATTAAAATACATATCACCAAAAGTACCATCTTGCTTTATGCCTATATGATCTTGTATGTACATTTCAATAGCCGCAGCATGAGCTTGTTTTATATCTTCACTGGTATTTGGTATACCGCCAACCTCTTTTTCAGCTACAGATAGTTTATTCCATACTTTATCTGGTCTATTCATGCTAAACCCCCTATAACCTCTTCTTCTTAAATAGTATAATAATCTAGGTTTATTATTTTCCGCAAGTAATGGCATTCCATAAAAAGCTATTGCCATTAATATATCTTCAAAAAATATTTCAGCCGTAGGTGGTCTTGATAAGTATTCTAAAAAGAAGCTATTAGCTGGAGCGTCCTCCATACTGAACTTAGTGAGTCCGTGAAGTGCTCCTTTAGAACCTTCACCATCTACGGTCCCGGATATATCATATGAGTCACAACCAAAAGCGCCCATATGCTCATTACCAGGATATTTAATACCATTTTTAAGTATTACTTTATTTTGCAAATGTTGTGGTGGAACCCAACTTAATTTAAACCTACCTTTATTATCTGGATAAAATATAACTTGCGAATCTTTAATTCCATTTACCCATTGAAAATTACCAGTTGTAACACCAAGAGTTCTAGACATTTCTTCATTATAATCTATCTGCTCGTATATTTTAACTAAATTAAATATACTTCCTTTTGTTTCGTCTCTAAATGCGTGTTCAGTTGTTCTTGGAAACTGACGATAAAATTCATTTAAAGCATCTTGATCTCCTTTTAAACCATCAGCCTCGTTTTGCCAATGATCTATTATTCCAATATCTATTAATTCACCATCTGGGGCGAACACGTCGACGTCAGGAGTAGTAAATACTGGAAGTCCGTGCTCGTCAATAAATCCTTCGTAGTTCCATTCCATTGGGATAAACAAAGAGTAGAGACCAGACTTTGTCTGGCCATTTCTATTTCTTTTAGTGACATCGGATGCGTTATATAGTTTTTTAAAATTTTCTCCACCTTTATCTAATGCGTTTGAGGTCGAGCCCATCATACATTTACCTATGATTCTACTACCTAATCGTAAGCATGTTTTTGTAACTCTCCAGTTATTCAATATATTATCGGGTCTTTCCCACTTACCACTTTCATCATGTACTAGTAAAGCTAGCTTTTCACCATCATAACTATTATCACCAGTATTTTTCCAATCTATAGTTGTATCTAATCCTTCAATTTCTTCTAAACCATCAGTAGCAGCCATTTTTTTTCTAGTAAACTTACTAGCCGGCACTCTATATGCTAATTCAGATTTAGGTCTATCCATACCATCTTGTATCGGTTTGAAAAAGAATGGATAATTAATACTAATAGGCACAACCTTATCAGTAAACATTTTCTTAGCATCCGCACCTGTTTTAGATAGGATACCATATCTACTATCACTTGATATAGTAGCTAAATTAACTGTTTCAGCGCTTGACATAAAAGAAAATCCAGAACGACGATTTTTAAGGTAACACATACCATAACATCTTTTGTCAGCTTTACAAGCTTCCCAAAATATGAAAAACAATCTATTTGCCTCTCTAAAATCAGGAGCACCTACGTCTATTTTGCTCCACTGTAGATACATATAGTGTGTTCCGGTTATCCAAGTTGGTTTATTATTATTCATAAACCAAAAACCTTCTTCTCTTCTTCTAAATTCTTCGTCTATATAATCAAACCATTGTTCTTTATTTTCATCTGGATAATTTCTCCAATCAAAAATGTTTTTAATACGAGATAGTTCTTTTGGATAATCAAGTTTAACCCATTTATTTTTTTTATTGCTATACACCTTTTTTGGCTCCTTAGGTAATGCTATAGTTAAATTTTGTATTTCTATAATTTCACCAATAACACCGTTGTTAGACAGTATAATTAAATCATACTCTTTATTATAACCATATTTCCACTTCCTACCCCTATTCATACGGGTTTTAGTAGTTTTTTTAATAGGTTCTACCGTTTTAACTAAACTTTGCTCGTACATTACTTAGATCTGCCTTCTGCGAATCCTTTAAAAGTCGTTTTCTTTGTCTCTTCAGGTGTTTTTCCCTCAAGCAAGTTCTCTTCTTCTTGAATTCTGTTAAGTATTTCAAATGCGTCAAATATAGCTAGTTTTTTAGTAGCCGCGGCGTTTTTTAGTCTATCAGCTGATACATCATCTTCTGTATTAGTAATAATCTTTTCTTCTGCAACTTTAATTAACTCATTAACTGCTTTTCGCCCAGCTTGGATTATATTCTTCTTCGTCTCCTTGATATTCATATTTAATTGTAATAAAATTTGATAAAACTCGTCC